AACTTCTTCGAATGAGATGCCCGTTCGAGTGGCAACAAATGTAAGACCAATGAAGTTAATTGATCTTGCAGGTTTGATGAAAATATCTGCTATAAATTCGTTATTGTCGATAACTGCAGCAGTGTTATTTGTTTCATCACAGATAACAACATAATCTTGTATACCTCTCTTGGACTGTACGTCTCTTAGGAAAGGTTCGACTATATTTACAAAGTTTGCCCTTGTAATTTCATCGTTAAATTCGAATAGTTGATCTTTTGCAGCAGCTGCAATACCTTGCTCAAGGTATATGAATAATCTACGAACATTGATTCTATCAAATGCAGATGCTTTTGCGAAACCAGTCTTATCACCGAATAATATAATTCCAGCACCAGGTGAGTTAACAACTGGATTTATTCTGTTAGAATAAAGTTTGTCTCTCTGTAATCTGGTTGGATTGTAAGGAAGTTTAACTGCGTTTAAGATTGCTCCTCTATCTGTACCTGCTGGTGAGAACCAAGGGAAATCATTAATGTCAGTCCTTGCACATAATCCCGCAACATCACCATTTAATGGGATATAACGGAACACTTCATTAAACCTATCATACATGTATTTGTACCCACTGTCAAATACTGCAAAGGTTGTTGATGTAATTGGATCATAAAAATCAACAAGATTATCGGTAATTTGTTGATCACTTAAAATTGTTGCTGTTGTTTGACTACCAGAATCTGAAATAATTTGGTTTCTAGAAGGTGAAATGAATGCAACTGCATCTTTTCTCTCTTCCGCAACAGAAATTAGTGTTGTTGCTAACTGTCTGGTGCTATCTTTACCAAGATGACCACCACCCATAAGTAGGAAATCTACATTATTTACGGTGTCATTCTCAAATATTTGATATCCACCAATCAAATCTCCTAAACCAGAGTTAAGTGCTCCTGTAGCAGTTATGACTCCGACTGCACCATAGTTAAGTCCACCAGTTAATTGTAGATTCTTTGCTCCTGAAGAATTAAATACAATTCCTTCAGCATCCTGATCCCAACCACCGTCACCAAATTGAGTGAAACTATTCGCACCAGATGTGAAACCACTAGTAGTAACTCCAATAGTTGCTCCGTTTAAACCAAAAATATTAGTTGAGTTGGTATAAAGATATTTTCTCCAGTAAGAAGGTGATCCTACAGAGAAAACTGCATCTTTTGCTTTTGATAAGTTAAGATGTTTCTCTAATATTGTACCTGCATTACCAGTTATGGTTCCTTTCGCATCAATGACGACTACATGAACCTCATCAAATCTACCACCTCTTTCAGAAGCGTAATCTGATGTTCCTGGTTTTTCTGCAATCGCATTCCACTTAGCATTTGATGGAGTTGTTGATCCAGCAGCTGTTGTAACATCATAAGTTTGTTGATCAAACCAATCAATCGCACCACCAGCCTCAACTGTTTTTTCTGCACTCGCACCATTAAGGAAAGTAGTAACAGACATTAATTCAGATCCTATCTGTAAAACACCACCAGCATTAACTTTACCTGTTAAGGTTACGTTTGTGCTAAGTCCCACTGTGGTTGCTGAAGCATTAATTCCTGTAGTAACTGTTGCAATACCTGCATTATTCGTGAAGAATTTTATCTCAGCACCATCAGCATGCACAAGTCCAGTTGATCCTAATGCTCCTCTATCACCAGCACCACTCAGTGTAATTAAACCAACACCGATTGTGGCACTAGCAGTTGCTATAACTTCAGTTCCTATTCCAAGGAATTTTGTAGCACCAAAGTCACTTGCTGATAATCCTGTAGTATCAATACCTATGACAGTAGCATTAGCTGCTAGAGGTGCATTACCTGTCATATCCAAAGTTGCTGTCTTATCTTTAAAGAGTGATGTGACTGCAAAACCAACTGCATGAGTGGCAGCAGTTGTGCCAGCAAATCCTCTAGTTACATTTGCAGAAGTTGTTCCTGCACCACTATTAGGAAAGTCTATACCACCTGCTCTAAATTTATAAACACTATTGTAATCCTGTGCAGTCTCTCCTCCAGTAGTTACAACTCCAACGACTTTTACATCAATTGTTTTCTTTGTTGTATCTTTACCTGTAATGATACCCTTAAAATGACCCTCTAGTAATGTTGTGCCACCGACACCAGAAATAACTGTTCCTGCAGGGACAGTTTGGGTAACACCCATTCCTACATCAATGTTATCAACATCACTTAATGTTAAAATTTGATCTGCAGCACCATCTATAACTGCTACTCTTATTCCATTTGACCAACTACCAGGATTTCGTGCTGCTACTGTAACTCCAGCAAGAACATTCTCTTGGTAACCTAACTCTTGATAATGCTCAGAACTTTTAAGTTTTACATTCGATGCAGTTCCAGAAAATCCATTCTTTAAACCTGTATCATCTGCTCTAATTACACTTAGACTGCCTCCATATGCTAGGTATGAAGATGCAACCATCCATGTTTCGTATTGTTTATCTGTATCATATGGTTGACCAAATTGGTCAAATAAATCATTTTCTCCAGTTATAACTGTTGGTTCACCGACAGGTCCTTTTTCAAAAGAACCTACGATTCCACCAACTTTACCTGTTGTCCCATCGATTCTTCCAATCGTTAGGTCAACTTCTCTTATGAGAATACCTGGAGATGCTAAATTTAAGGCCATCCCTTACTCCTCGTTATCCAAAATTATCTAAAAATATTTATGTAAAAGGGTATTTACGATGGGGAAACAATGCGTGAACATCACCAATCTGGGTATATATCTTCTGTTATAGATTTAATTTTTCTTCTTTTTGTAATTCTTTGTACGGTGCAATTCTTGCACTCATATGAATATGCTGATGGTAGTGTTCCTTTATATTTTCTTGTCAAATAAAAATCATCTACCAAATTTTTAACTTTACCACAAACCCTGCATTTTCTTTCAGAAAATAATAAATGTTCTAATTCTATCTGGTCATTAAATGTCAGTTCTTCTTCCATTCACGTTTTTCTAGTCTATCCATAAACTTTATCCCTTTAAGAGATAAAAGCACCATCTTTGTTTCAGTCATCTCCTCATCATAGAAAATGACTTCTTGTTCATTATGATGTAATCCTGCGTCTCCGCTCATAAATCCTCCTTTGTAAATTACTTTTATATTGCTAACACTTCCCATGTAAAGTATTTAAACATTTAATGTTTGCTTCACATTTAATGTTTTATCTATAATCCCACATGTAGGAGCGGTCTCCATATTCATCAGCATACCATCTATCACCGTTGGCGTCAACTGTTACTGTATCATCTAACCCATCATTAATAAAACCAAATGGTGCCATATCCTGTTCGATTTGATTCTTTTGCTCTTCATACATCCTCTTACGAATATCATTATCTGTCATTTCTTTAAAGTAATCCTGTGCAACTAACCATGCAAATATTACAAGGCACATTGCCAAGTCATCATTACATCCTTCTTCTGCCTCAAATGAATTGTGTTTCTGTGCAAAGGTTGTTAACTCAGATATGATATCATAATCACATGTCAATAATTTATCATCCTCCATCATTGCTTTAAGATTACTACAACCTAATTTTTTAACTGCAGATGTCGTACGAACACCAAGTTGCGTTTTCTTTCCACTAAATCCTTGTCCCACCACTTGACCTGCACGACCTCTCATTGATGCCATGAGTAAATTTTCATACTCTAGATCATACTGAATAATACTTGCAACCTGATCACCAATATCATTTACCTCTACTAAAAGAAAAGAATTGTTATATCCCTTTGCCACGTTATGAATTATATTCGGAAATAACATTGGTTTAATTTCATTATTTCGATACTTTGCAACAACTTTATATGGAAAATTAGTAATATCAAACACTATAAATGCAGAGTAATCATTACCCAAACCCCTTGCCACATCAACAGTTATCATATAATTATGATCTGGGATTGCATTCTCATAAATGTCTAGTCCTGCATTTTTTGTAATTGGATTTTCATAAACAAGATTTCTTAACTTAGCTGGATTTATGAGAGTATTGACAGATCCTAAAAACTCACACTCAAACTCAACCTTAAACTGTTGTTCTGATGTGTTTGCAATAGTTTGTTGTTTCCAATACTCATCTCTACCTGGCACTTCAGACCAATGAACATCAGTAGGAACATATTCATTTTTACCACGTTCAGAATCATGCCACATCCGATAAAAATGATTCATACCACGAGGGGTAGAAACAATTATAACTTTTGTTTGTGTACCAGATGAAATAGTAGGATATACAGACGCAAAGAAATCCTCAGCTACATGATTTGGTACGAAAGCAAATTCATCCAAGAATAATATATTAAATGACATACCACGAACCGCACTTGCAGATGTGGATGCTGCTAATATTTTTGACCCGTTCTCTAATTCTAATGACCCTTTGTTCCAAGCAATGATACCTTGCTGCATCCATTTTGGTAAGTTCTCATATGCAGTCTGTAATCTACCAAGTAGATCCATTGCAATCTTTGCCTTGTTCGCAAGAATACCTATATTAACGTTGTCATTGAATACTGCATAGTGTAAAAGATAAGATACCACAGTAGTAGATTTACCAGTCTGTCTTGGCATCTTGCAGATATTAAACCTGT